TGATAATATTTTTAATATTAATAATTGTTTTCTTAATGAAATAACAAATAAAACCTGTGTTGATTTTTTAAATGTCAATGATATTCAAGAAAGAATAGATTCAAACGTTAGTTTAGGTTTATTTTATAATAATGATTTAATTACAATATTGTTAATAAATAATAAATTATCTGGTGAATATGAAATAAGATTTTGTAATAAATTAAACTGTAAAATAATTGATAGCGAAAGAAAATTATTCGAATACTTTATAAAAAAATATAATCCAAAAAACGTAATAACGTTTGTAGACAGAAGATATTCGCAAGGAGATTTATATAAAGAATTAGGATTTAAATTTATTGAAAATATTAAACCTAATTGCTGGGAAGTACAAAAAAATCATATATCCAGAGAACGTAGATATAATTTTAGAAATAAATTATTAAATGAAAATATAATTGAAAATTTTGGTTTAAAAATTTATGATTGCGGCTATATAAAATTTGAACTAAGTTTTATTTTTTAGCATAACCCGTTCTACGAAATAAATTTTGTTCACTATGGCTTAATTTTTTTCTAACAGTTATTTCAATTATTTTATCATCAATAATTTCTTTATTATCAGTCAAAGAATTATTTTCTAATAATTCAATATCTTTTTTGTATTTTTCTTTAATTTCATTTCATTTCATTTATTTTAAATAGGATTATTTTGATATAAATACTACAAATCAATATATTTCAATTTACCACAGTCAAATATCCTTGGAATTTTTCTTTCTAGCATTATTTTATGTTCCGTTTTAGAATTATCAAAACCTTCTTTAATCAAAACATCTTTTTTATATAAGAATTTATGTTTTCGTTGTTTACCTAAAACATACCAATAATTAGGTCTGGTTTCAGAATCGAGGATAAATTTTAATTTATTAAATATTATCCCGTTGTCATATCTTCTATCTGCAAATCCTATAACTTTGGATGGATTGTATTTTAATTTAAAATAATTATATAATTTAATTGATGAGTTGACTATATTATGATTTATTTTATTACAAAATCTTAATAATTCATATTCGTCAACTTTTTTATTTCCAAGGACATTTCTTAATTTACTAAAAGTCATTATTGAAACTAGCGTGTTATGATAAAATAATCCTATTTTAATTGATGAATTAATATTACCTTGAATATGATTTTCTTTTAAAAAGTTTGAGGATGTTTCGTTATTAATTTCAGATATTACACAGTCATCTAAATTAATAACATTATCATATAAATTTAAATGAGTTTTTATAATTGATTCAATAATATCATATTTTTCAATTAACTCATCTTCAAAAAAATGCAATAATTGAATATTTTTCTCTTCACATTTTTTTGTTTTTATTAAATGATAATCATCGTTTATGTAATATTCCGAATGCCAACGTAAACCATCAATTTCAATTGCTAAATTATTTGATGGTATCAAAATATCAAGTTCCAATTTAATTGTTTTTCTATCATTTGGTATATATTTAATGTTATTATCTTTTAATAACTTACATATTTTTCTCTCATAAGTAGTTCTTGGTGATCCTATTGGTTGTATATTTGTTGATAATTCAACATTATGATTCAATCTATTTACGATTAATTTTCTATTATTTTTAAAAATATGACCATCAGGATGTTTAACAGTAATATCTTCATCATTAAATTCTATTATCGAATAACCTATTTCCGAAAATCTTTTTATTAGTTTTTGTTGTCTTTTTTCTTCTACTTTTTTTGTTATTATTTTAGAAATTTCCTTACCTCTTATTTTATATGTTTCTTTTGCATTTTTTTGTGCTTTCTTTTGAATATCTGGAATTTGAAAAGAATTTTCAACGCCATATTTCTTTAACATTATATTTTTTGAAGCATTTTTTCTTGTTTCTATGTTTTCTGGTGTTGTTTGCCATATTAATCTACATTTTTCGGAACAAAATTTTCGATCATGTTTAATTCTTTCATTAAATGTTTTTCCACAAATTAAACATATTCTATCTTCTCTTGAGTTATCTTTATGCGTTTTGCTTGAACATTCGTTTGAACAATACTTTCTCTTTTGTTTTATTTTTGATTTAAAAATTTTACCACAGCATTCGCATTGCTTTTCTATGTAATAAATTTCATCGTTTTTTGCTCTACTGTTTAATTTACATTCTTTTGAACAAAATTTCTTTTCACGTCCTTTTTTTACAATAAAATTCTTTCCGCAATATTCACAGGATAAATTAATTGCTGTTATCATATTAAGTGTATTTAAAATGCAACCAACTAAATTGATTGTGCATATAAATACAATAGTATAATAAAAAAGCCACTAATATGAAATTAATGGCTTTTTTATTAAATATCGAGTTTAGTTTAAACGTTAGCAAATGATGCCCCAGAAGGTGTGATAGTGAAAGTTATTCCAATAAATTCCACGCTTCTTGTCGGTTTTAATTGAAGTTCCCCGTAAAGTTCTTCTCTATCATTAGTTTCAGTAGTATTATTACTACTATCCATTTTAATTCTAAAATCATTTAACCCTCTTTCTCTTTTAATTACATCAAGGGTAGGATTTGCTTTTGCCAAGAATTGATCAATTGTTGTTTGATCGTTCTGTTCAAATACAAGTCTGATAGCGATATTAGCAATAAGGACTTTAACTTGAAGTAATAATCTACGAACATTAATTCTATCAAGAGCACTTTCTTTTACCTGAAGAGTTTTTTGTCCAAAGATTGCTGTTCCGGTATCAGCAAAATCTGCCATTGGATTAATTCTACCAGCATATAAAATATCACGTGCTTCTTGAGATAATTTATATTTTGATTTTCTTGCATTGGTTACTCCACGATTAAGACCAGCAGGTGCAAACCAAGGAAACTTAGTATTATCTGTATATGCAAGTGCTCTTAGAATTTCACCAGTTGGTGGAATAAAGACATTAAGATTATTCTGAGTATCTCTCATTTGAATCCAAGGAAAATAAGTACAAGAATAACTACTATCAATTCCAGCAGTATCAAGTAAATCAGTAATATCTTGTGCAGCAATAACGTCTGCTCTACCACCATCACCAACGGTTGTCATTACGGTTACATTAGGGGCATCGATAACATATAATGAATCGGTTCTTTTTGTTTCAATCATTTCTATTGTATCTTGAATTAAGATAGTTTGATCAGACCAGTTAATACCCGGAGTTGCAAACACATTAATTGATACTTCTTCAGGATTTGCAAATGTATTAATAGCGGTTTCCCATGCTTGAAAATCGTTTGTTGGATTTCCATTAGGATTAACACCATCATAAAGTCCATTTAAACGATAATAATCGCTATATGAACGTTCAAATCTATTGACATTCCAACCATCAAAACCACCAGCAGGAACTAACGAGAATTTTCTTGTTGCGATATTATAATATGGTGCACTTGCATCAACAGTAACATCTTCAATTGTTTTAAAATCACCAATACCGCAATCAAATGAATAACCATTTGAAGTAATACCAGATGCATCTTTATCCATATGGAAACCATGCGTTTTAACATGACTACCAGTACTGATTTGTCCATTAAAATTAAAGAAATTCTGATTAATTCCATTTCCAACAACACTACTAGAGTCATATCCATTTTCAGAAACACCTAAATATACTTTCTTTATTTTTTCATCATCATTATATTTAGTTTTATAGAAGATTTTAGGACTAATACCAGCAGTACTATCTGTTGTAGCTGATATTGCATAATTATTAAATAAATATCCTTCAAAACCAGCAGGAAAATCGGTTAAATTTATTTCGTCTGCCATTTCAACCATAATATAATTACTTAAAAGATCATAATTTCCATCAGTAGTTCCGATACGTTGTCCGATAAAATTATTTTGTCCTTCAATTATTCCACAATTTGAAAATGATTCTAGAATATTAACATTATCATCAGTATCATAAAAATTACGAACAACAACATCAAAACTAAGTGATATTGGATTAATGTTAACGATGCTTATTTTAATTTCTTCATTTGCCGCATTACCATCAGAAATGCTAATAAATTTAAATAATCTGCTAACCTTATTACCATTGATTTGTGATACAACCCAAGGTGTTTCGGGAGTTTTAAATTGTGTTTTATAATTACTGTAAAAATTACTATTACAAACAATTAAATCATCCGAAATACCATAACCATAAGGAGCAACACCAGAAATTCCATAAGATGTTAAGCCAGTTGGGTAAGTATTTCCATAACTATCCAATAATTTAATTAAATCAGGATATATAGCTTCTACCCATATTTTAGTTGTTTTATCCTTTGCTTGAAAACCAATAACATTTGGTAAGAAACTACTTGCATCAGGATTTAATGAAGCAATATATGTTTCATTAGTTGAACCACTAGATGCTTTAAGTTTAAATGTTCCAAATAAATTACCAACGCCTAAATTGGTTGTATTTCCAGACGATGGTAATGTAACTGTTGTTGCATCCCAAACAGATGTTGGTGGAGCATTAACATGATCGACAACATAACCTCTACTTCTTACTACTCCAAGTACCATATTTTTATATTCGGTATATTCTGTTCCAACAAAAACAGTACTTGTTCCAGTAACAGTACCAGTACCAGCACTTGCAACATAATTTGTACATTTAAATGAATAAGAAGTACCACTAAAATCAGTACTATTAATTTTTTCAAACCCACTAAAACTTACACCAGTATCATTTAATGCATTTATAGAAACACCCATAAATGAATAATCACTAAATGATGCACTAAATGGACTTGATGTTGTAGCAGATACTGATAGTGGATCAACGCCTGCATTTAATGTAATAGCCCATGCTTTTCCAGCATCATATCCACTTAAACCCAATACTCTTGTTACCCACAATTGATTGGATTCTTCAAGATATGCATTAGCCACATAAGGTAATTGATATTGAAGATTACCATTGGTAAATTTATTAGTACTTTGTGAGCCAAATCGATTTGAGAATTCAGTTTTATCTTTAAGAAAAACTTTTTCAAAGGCTGGTCCTTTCATTGTTTCACCAACTAATCCTGCTGTAGTAACGCCTACGTTTCTAACAACATAATCTAAACTTTTTTCTACGAATTTTATCCCCGGAGAAGTAAATACAAAATCTGTCATGTTTTTTATTTATTAATTTTATTATTATTTTTTGCTTTTAATTGCTTTACGATAAATACTAAAAAATAATGCAAAAGGATAATAAAATTTATTTTTATAATGTTGCCATTCTTATCGATAATGATAAATTTTGTTATTTTTTAATTTTTTTTGGTTAAATTTTAATAAATTTTAATTTTTTTATCTTAAATTTTTTAATATTTTACTAAAATTTTTTTTAAAAATAATTGAAAATAATTTTAGATAGGTAAGATTTTCATTAAATTAATAAGATTTTCTTGAAATTAGTATTTATAATAAAGAATTAATAAATGAATAAGTCTCAACAAATTTATTTTGACCCCAACATACAAGGAAATGACTTACATGTTAAAGTAAAACTTGAACAAGATGTTGATACCATAGAATTTATGACAATGACAATAAGCACTGAAGATATTTATCAAAATTTTAATGCTGATTATGGTGTATTAGTTGGTCATGTAATTGCTAACGGTGGTGTTGGAATCCCAAATGCAAAAATAAGTGTTTTTATACCATTAACTGATGAAGATTCTGCAAATAGTGGTATAACAAGTACATATCCATATAAAACACCAAGAGATAAAAATAACGAAGGAAAAAGGTATAATTTATTGCCACGTGTTTCAAAAATTGACCCGATTACTAATCAAATACATCCTAAACAAGCATTTGGTTCATTTCCGATTAAAGAAGAATTAATAACAAATGTATCTTTTTTAAACGTATATAAAAAATATTATAAGTATACTGCAACAACTAACGATGCAGGAGATTATATGATTTTTGGTATACCAATAGGTACACAAACAATTCATTTAAGTGTTGATATAACTGATATTGGAAAATATAGTATGACACCTGCAGCAATGGTTACAAATTTAGGTTATTCTCCAAACTTGTTTACAAATAATAATACTGAAATTAAACCTAGTTCGGATTTAAATGACTTACCAAATATTGAAACACAAGAAATTAGTGTAAATATTGTTCCTTTTTGGGGCGATACAACTAATTTTGAAATAGGAATCACTCGTCAAGATTTTAGAATCAGAGCCGTATTAAAAAACACTTTTGTTCTCTTTGGCAGTGTTTTTACCGATGGCGATAATTCAATGTGGGGCGAAAATAATGTTGCTGGTAGATATATATATGAATTGTTTAGAATTAGAGACGATGGATATACTAATGTAGGTATTCTTTCAAAAAGAATCGGTAAAATTACTGAAAAAATTTATTATTATCCACCATCAATATCAGATTACGATATTGAAATAATTTTAATGTTAATTATGATGGGAGTGATATGTTATTATTATCCCCATCGGAATATTCTATTTATAAAAGAGACGGAGATTTTGCAATTATAATTAGTTGTAATAGAAATAAAATAATAACAGTTAATGGAAAAGAAGTGAATGTAGATTATAGTTCATCAAGCGGAATATATACTAAATTCAGAGGGTTTATAACTTTAGAAATAACACCTGATGATATTCCAATGAATTTTAGTGGTAGTATTGGAAATAATACAGTATTAAAACCGTTTAGATACACATTAAAATTTCCCCAATATAGTGAAAAGAATCAATCATTTAATAAAAACGAAACATTACAAACACCTAATTGGAGAAAAGAACATTTTCAATTTGAAGCAGGTAAATTTTATAGTTTAGCAAAATTTCATGGAATCACATCAAATGATAGAAGAGATGATTCTTTTCAGGGAATTGATTTAGACGGATTTTTTTCTGGAGATATTATTAATAATCCGTATAATTCAGACCCTTTTTGGAATGTCGGAATAATTGTATCAGGTAACGTTTTTAACGATATTGATCCTTCAATTATTACATATAATAACGAAATTTATGAATTTCCTTCGAATACATATACCGATCAATCAATCAAATCATTTGGAGGTAATTGGTTAAATTTAGGAATATATTTACCACAACTAGGGTTTCTTGAAAGTGGGTATGCACACATATCTAATGTAAGATCAGCAGACCATTTTTCTTTTCAAGTTCCATATAATCATCCTGATGATTTTTTTAAAAATTATTTTTACTATTATGATAATGATCAAATAATTGCAGCAAACCAAACAAACACTAAATGGTTTGCTCGTTCTGATTTAAACTGGACTGATATTATTAATGTTCCAATTACTGATTTAAATATAATGCTGAATATGAATAAAAAAGGATTTATTAATTCTGAAGTTACTGGTGGTACATTAACTATTAATAATTATCGAAATGGTATTAATATTCCATCCCATACAACAAGATATGTAACAAGTGCATGTCCACTAAGTGGTGGTACTACAAATGGTGATGTAACAAATTATCCGGCAAATCTAGATACTAATACTTATTTTTATAAAGGATTTGGTAAAGCAGATTGTGTTGAATTTTTATCAAGTCTTGGTTTAATTAGTTAGTTCAATAAAAATTTAAAACTATTTATATTTAATGGATAAACAAGAAAAAATATTACTTCATACTTATCAAAATATTAAATCAGTTAATGCTGATTTATATAATAAAATTGAATTAACAAATAAACTAACTGAAATTAATGAATATAATATAAGAAATGTTATTAATTCAACAGAAATATTTGATATTGAAAGAAATAGTAATGAGATTTATAGGATATATGGTAGATTTGAATATATGTCATTATTTAATGGATTAAAAAACAATTATTTATATTTAAAAGATTTTTTTAATCCACAGGTAAGCGGAAATAGTAAAAATATTTTTAATTCCTTTGATTTTTATTTAGTAAGACCTGCAAGCGGATATACTGCAATAACAGGATATAGTGCAACAACAGGTACAACTGTTTGGGAAAGATATTTCGAAGTAATAGCAACACCAAATAATTTTGAAATATTTCCAATTGGTTTTTCGAATAATGTATATAACGAACAAGCATATTCATTCAATTTTAATATCGATTTTGATATCTTAAATTATTATGATGAGTTCAATTTTCCATTAACCGAATTATTTTTATATGCCCAATATAAACAAACAGTATTACCAAATGAGAATTTGTCTGGAACTACATGGTCAATAAGTGGAATCTCAACTCAAACAATATTTAATTTAACTAATTTAAATATTGGTGATTATGTTCAAACATCAACACATAAATTTGGTAATATAATTGAATATTCTAAATCAAATTTTTATCAAAATCAATTATTTCAGCAAGAATTTTATATAGAAACTCCCTATTTAGATGGAGTTACGCCTAAATCTCTTATTTGGAAATATAATCCTTTTATTCCAATAAGATTAAGATATTTTACTAGTGATATCTATTATGCAAATACAGGTAGTTCATCATATGACTTAGTTATGTCAATACCGCCATATGCAACACAGTTGGATAATAATGGTAATTTTGTCTGGAAAAGCATTTCACCAGAGGGATATTTCGATCCATTAACAGGTCTTGGTACTGATAATCCATTTATAAACGGTAAAAGATACTTATTTTCATCAATTATATTTGATATTACACCAGATTTAAACGATAGTAATACCTATGACATATTCAAGGATATTTGGTTTGAAAAAAATGCAATCACATCAAACATAACACCAACAGGGGATATTAATAATATAGGAAAACCATGTCGCTAATTCAAGAAAAAATAAGAAGCATTGGACAAGATTCTAGTTTAAGAATTGCTTTAAGTACTAATGATGATTTCATTGGATATCAACAAGAAATAGATAAATTAGCAGAGGATACCGCAGCAAATTTAATCAATTCGATTAATGATGTTGAAGTCAGAAAATTTAAACCTAATTTTAACTCACCAGTTTTTTCTTTTTATTTTAGAAATATGATTAATTTTAATAATGCTTATTTTACTGATATTGAAATTAGTGGTCAAAGTTCTAATTTTATCAATAGCTTTTTCATTTTGGACTATTATGATTCTTATGACACCAACACACAACAAAAAATATTTACAACCTATTTAACTAATTTAGGCTTTCGTCCAACGTATTTAATCAATAATAAAAATCAATTATATCCTTGGTATATTCCTATATCATATACGGAACAACAAACAGGAACAACATGTACTGGCTATACAAAATTTTCCTTTTATAATGCAAAACTAGGAAAAATTACAGAATTTTATAATCAAATAAATGCAAATATTCCGCCAGTAAGTGCAACAACAGAAGTACAATATTTTAAAACAAAACTTGATTTAATTAATAAAAGTTGGGAAATTTTAGATATGCCCATTTATCCCACCCATTATATTAACATAATTGAATTAACTGGCAGTACTCAATATAATAATAGAATTGATAGTACTTTTGTGAAATATAGTGATGTTGTTCAACAATACCCAACAGGTAATACTTATGATTACAAAACAAATAAATATATTATTCCAAGCGTGTAGCTATATTATACTATAACCAATTTTTGGCTTTCTGGTGGTTTTAACAATTTCAAATTCTTTTTCGTCTTGTATAAAACCCAATATTTTCAATGCATATTTAGACACAAAAAACCTATCTCCATCAATATTTTCCATTGTATTCGATTCTGCAAATCCTTCAAATAACAACGGAACTGGATTACCTTTAACTCTAATATATTCCTGTCTTGATGCAAAATTTTTCAATATTTGTTCATCATATTGATTAACATCAACAAAATACTTTGTGAATAACGCTATTTCATATATTAAATCAACATTCGTTGGCTCTGGCATTTTAAAATGCAAATAAATGACTTCTCCTGCATCTAAAATAGGAACGGCTAAATATCTAAATTTTCGTGGCTGTGGAACTCTATATTTTGTTCCTAGTCTTGTTCCTGCTTGTTTATTAATGCGCCTTACTGTAAGAAAAGGCGTGGGAACATTTTTATCGTTATCAACAAATTTCCACGTTTTACTGAATTCACCCCATCTATCATTCGAAAGGAAAAACGTTGGAACTGATTTGTTATCAATTACTAGTTTCATTCCTTCTAAATTAACATAGTCAAATAATGCTTGGTCTAAATCTTCAAGTAAAATTGTTCTAGGCAAATATTTTGTTTTAGTATCAGTTAATTGCATTAATTCTTCAATTCGATCTATACCGTATTTAAGATATTCATTTCCAACTTTTGGCGGATTAGTATCGATAATAACTTTTGGTTTTTTTGGAAGTGCCATTTTAAAATATTTTATATAAATACTTGCGTTTTATTAACTTTTTATTTATTTTTGAGTATTTATGTAAAGCAAATAATATACTATATGAAAAATGCAATTAAAATCAAAATGATCAACATTAGAATTGATCAAGAAACGAATGAAAACTTTAAACTTCATTGTATAAAAAATGGATATTCAATATCTAAAAGAATAAGAATTCTAATAAAAAACGATATTGATGGAAAATGATATATTATTTGATAATAACGGAAGTCCTCACTCTGAGAAATATGTAAAAAAATATAATTTAAAATTATATAAAATAATAGAAACATTAAATATAAATTATTCTAATCTTCGTTGGGCATGTAAGGTATATAATTATATTCACAATATAACAGAATTTCCCAAATGTCCGATATGTAATAGTGATCTTAAATTTGTTAATTTTAATAAAGGTTATAGAAAATTTTGTTCTGCAAAATGTTCCGCAAATTCACCAGAAACTAAAGAAAATAAAAAAATTACATCACTAAAAAATTACGATACAGAATACCCAACACAAAATATAATAAATAAACAAAAAAAAGAAGAAACTAATCTCAAAAAATATGGAACAAAATACCCAATACAAAATAAAGAAGTTAGAGAAAAACAAAAGAGTACCTTATTTAAAAATTATGGAGTAGTTTCGCCATTTAAATCATCAATAATTAGAGAACGGGCAAAAAAAAGTGTTATGAAAAATTGGGATGTTGAAAACGTATCGCAGTCAAAAATGATTATTGAAAAAAAGAAAAATTCTTCTTTAAAAAAATTTGGAACAGAGTGTACTTTTCAGTCTGAAACAGTAAAAAATAAATCAAAAATAACTACCAGAAATATATATGGCGTAGATTATTATGTTCAAACTGAAGAAAATAAATTAAATATAAAAAATGAAATTAATGAAAAAAGAATTGATTTTTGGACAAATTATTTAAAAATAAATAATGAAGATATTAAAATTAGTGGTTCTACATTTATTATTAATAATTTATGTGAAATTCATAAATCGTTCAACATTAATAGATACAATTTATATAATAGAACAATTGTCGGACATTTCGAAAATATTTGTACAATATGTAATCCAATTTCCGAGAACTCATCAATCAAAGAAAATGAAATTAAAATTTTTATTGAAAACGAACTAAATTTAAACACAAAAAAAATAAAAATTAATAAAAAGGAAATTAATATTAATGTTCCTACACATAATTCGGGAATTGAATTTGATGGATTGTATTGGCATTCTGATAAAAGAAAAAATAGTACTAGATATCATCTAGATAAAACAGAACTATGTAAATCTGTTGGAATAGACCTCTTGCATATTTTTGAAGACGAATGGACGTTTAAAAAAGAAATTGTTAAATCAATAATTAAGTCAAAATTAAACATTTTTGATAAGACAATTAATTCGGAGGATTGTGAAATAATTATCCCAAATTCTGATATAGTATCTAGTTTTCTGGAAGATAACAATATTCAAGGTAATATTGATTCCGAAATATCAATTGGATTAACATATAATAATGAATTAGTATCATTAATGATAATCAGTAAAAAACGTTCAACAATAAAAAAAGACGGTGAATATGAGATTTTGAGATATTGTAATAAACTGAATACTAATGTTATTAATAGTATTAATAAGTTATTAAATTATTTTATTAATGAATATCATCCTAAATCAATATTAGTTTTTGTTGATAGAAGATATTCACAAGGTGAGTTGTATGAAGAATTGGGATTTACAAATATAAAAATAACTAAACCTAATTATTGGTATTTTAAAGCAGGTACGTTAATACGAGAACACCGATTCAATTATAGGAAAGAAATCTTAATAAAAGAAGGATATGATATAAATAAAACTGAATTTCAAATTATGGCAGAGAGAGGTTATTTGAAAATTTATGATTGTGGAAGTATTATATTTGAAAAACTTCTTTGATTTTATATTAATATTAAGTACATTTGCCTGTTAAATATTTTTCAAATGTTAATGGAACGCAAAGAATTTAAAGAAGAAGATAATAGCATAGGCTATATCGAATCGGTTTTTGATTCTGGTAATGTATTAAAAACCAGCTATTTTCCAAACATGCAAAGACTATATATCGCATTTAGCAGGGGTCATACCTATTCATATGGTAATATTAGTCAGGAATTATATGATGAATTTGAAGATAATTACTCCCAAGGTATCTTCTTTCATAATAGGATTAACAATAAAAAAGAATTTCCTTCTCGTAAGGAATTTACATTATATCCAACAGAAGTAAAAGAATTAAAAGAAATTGTAGAAATGCATAAAAATAATCAGGAGGAAGAAGATGAATGATATTGACATTGATAGTTATAGAAGTTTAGTTGAATTATTAAAAAAAGCATTGGAATTTTATGCAGATAAAAATACATATAGTGGGTTTATGGGTAATGCATCATCTATTGATTTAGATGATCAAGGTTCACAAGCAAGATTTGCATTGGATAAAATTAGAGAAGTAGAAGAATCACACGAAAAGTTATTAGCAGATTGGGATGAAATAAAAATTAAACATGCCGATTTTTTCAATAATGTTGATCAATTTAAAAAAATATTTGGAGACGAAAATAATGAAAATCAATTTTAAAAAATTAATACCCGAAGCCAAAACACCAACAAAATTACATAAGCCTGATGCTGGTTATGACTTTTATTGTACATCAATTGAGCATAATGATAATTATATAATCTATCACACAGGAATTGCAGTTGACATTCCAGAAGGAATGGTTGGTTTAGCATTTCCAAGAAGTTCAATAATTCATAAAGATTTAATGTTAAAAAATTCTGTCGGAGTAGTTGATTCAGGATATATTGGTGAAATTAAATTTATGTTTACTGATTTAAAACAACAAATAATAGTACCTCCATATTATAATGCAGCAACATGTATTGAAAGAAAACAATATGAAGTTGGAGATCGTATTGGTCAATTAATATTTTTAGACTTACCAGAAATAACATTAATTGAAACCGATCAACTATCTGAAACCGATAGAGGTACTGGTGGTTTTGGTTCGACAAATAAATAAATTATGAAAAAAATAACAAAAGAAAAATTAGAAGAAAAAGGATTTTTTAATAAATTATCAGAAAACCGTAAAGAAAAATTGATTGGTGAAATCAATAGAAAATTAGAATGGCTTGAATTTTATTATTCATCAAATATTCCAAATATTAAATCAAAATATATGACTGATTTATATCTGGCATTAATTTGTGGTGAAAAAAATAGTATTGTTGAATTAATAGATGCTAAATGTAAATTTGATGTAGAAAAAAGAAAAATAATTGAACAGGGTTTTGTTGATGATCCTTATTATTTTAATATGAGTAATGTAATTCCAACTCAGAAAGAAATTGATGAAGCAAATGCTAAAAATGAAAAATTTCTTATTGAAAATGAAGTATTACCTGACATACAAGAAGAGGAAGATAAATATAAATCTGTTGATGCATTAATTGATGTTTTATCTCAATTTTATGATAATAATGATCCATATCCTTTCATGGTTTTTAATGATACATTTGATTTTGAGTTAATTTCAGATGATTTCGAATTAAACACCAAATACAATAAAACAATAAACAGCACAATCTTTACCACACTAAAAGAAGCATATAAAAATTGGAAACCTTATCTAGATAATATTGGTAATAAAAATAAATATTTCTTGGCAGATAAATTGGATTGTGCTAATAATTTATTATTAATATATGAACGAACATCTTATATAAATCTATATAGGACATCGTTTTATGATATATTTATTCCCATATTAATGGAAATGTATAAAGAATTTGATATTTTTGATTTTCTAATGAAATATGATAAAGCAATCAAAGTCTATAATCCAATTAATGAAAATTTTAAAGAATTGTTCATCAATCAATATACTCGTGAATTTAGAATCAAAAATGAAATAAAATTATTTTAGTTATGAATAAAGCTGATCAATATTATATTAATAATTTAAATAAAATAATAAAAGAAGGTTCTTGGGATGAAAATCCTAGACCAAAATATTCTGATGGAAGTCCAGCATATAGTAAATTTATTACACAAGTATTTGAAGAATATGATATTAGTAAAGGAGAATTTCCTATAACAACATTAAGAAACACAGCAATAAAAACAGGAATTAATGAAATTTTATGGATTTATCAAAAACAAAGTAACTCATTAAGTATTGCCAACGAAATGGGAATTAATTGGTGGAATGAGTGGAATATTGGTGACGATACTATTGGTCAAAGATATGGAGCAACTATTAAAAGATATAATTTAATTAATAAATTATTATATTCACTTAAAAACGATCCATTTAGTAGAAGACATATTATAAATTTATATCAAGAAAATGATTTAGCAGAAACTAAAGGATTATACCCATGTGCTTATGAAACAATTTGGTCTGTTAGAACAGGTAATAATATTAATTACTTAGACTTAACATTAATTCAAAGATCAAATGATTATATCATGTCTGGATATATTAATAAAATACAATATGTTGCACTGCAAATGATGATTGCTTCACATTTAGGTTATTCTGTTGGTAAGTTTTGTCATTTAGTTCAAAATTTACATGTTTATGATAGACATTTTGAAGCAATTTATGAAATTTCAAATAGAATACCAGTAAAAATTAAACCTAAATTAATATTAAAAGAAAATAAAAATTTTTACGATTTTACTATTAATGATTTTGAAATTAAAAATATTAAAGGAATTGAAAAATTAAATATTAAATTAGAATTGGCAATTTAGATTTATTTTAGGACTATCTTATAATATTATTTTTATTTTATTATTTATAATAAAAATAATATTATGACAGGGATATATAAAATTAGAAATATAAATAATAATGATTGTTATATTGGTTCAGCGAAAAACATTAATAGAAGATGGAATAGGCATAGATGCGGTTTAAGAAATAATAAGCATGAAAACATAATTCTTCAACGAGCATGGAATAAATATGGCGAAGAAAATTTTATTTTTGAAATACTAGAAGAGTGTATGGTAGAAGATTTATTAACGAATGAACAAAAATATTTAGATTTAAATCCAAAATATAATATTGGAAAAACTGCTAGTGGTGGTGATAATTTAACAAACCACCCAAATAGAGATAACATCATAATAAATATAAAAAATGCCACACAATTAAGAATAAACAATATGTCAGATGAAGATAGAAAAGAAAAATTTTCAAGACCAATGGAAAAAAATCCAAATTGGAAAGGAGGGAAATCTTATAAATATTGTAAATGTGGTAAACGAATAGCACTAATTAATTCCACTTGTAATCAATGTAAACCAAGTACCGGAAAAGATAATCCTTTTTATAATAAACACCATACAGATGAAACAAAATTAAAATTATCAGAACAAAGAAAAGGTATATACAATGGTACTCAAAACATTCCAATAATTATAAATGATATTGAATATAATTCAGCAGGTGAAGCATCTAAAAAATTAGGAATTCCAATGGTAACTATTAGATGGAGAGTATTAAGTAAAAATAAAAAATTTGAAAACTATAAATATAAAAAATAATTAATATGGATGATAAATTAAGAAATGTAAATCTGATTAGCGAATTGGATTTTACTTTCAGTGATGTTGAACAGCAACTCATTGAAGATGAAAAACGTTGGGGAGATACTTGGAAAGAAAGAGGCTTGGTTTGGAATGATCAATCACAAGAAGAAAGATTCTTTCAAAAAATAGAAGGATATTTTCTTGATCATATTGAAAATGGTACGCCAATGCCTTGGAAAAAAATAATTGGTGAAGCACATATCGCATTAGTAAGAGAGAAAAAACTTACAGAGTAATTACATTGAATGGTAATATCATATATAATAATTTTTCTTTTGATATTAATAATAATATTATTATCTTTGTCATTATTAATTTTTTTAAGAAAAAATACATACATTTCAGATAAAGAGAAAGAATTTTTACTGTTCGTAATTAGTATATATAAAGAATATTCAGCAGATTTAGGAATTCAATCAAAAGAAGAACATGAAAAATTAGTAAAAGAATTAGAAAAAATAAAGAATAAACATCTAAAATTTAAATAAAATGGGCTGGGGAACAGATTTTATCGCAGAAATATTTTTATCACATCAAACCTTTTTAGGAAAATATGATGTTGAATCAAAAATAATTGAAATTGAGGAAAAAATAAAAGAAAATGAATCAAAAATAAAAATGTTTGCAATAGCTAATCCAAAAGATATAATTCCTGAAGAATGGAAGGAAGAGCCAATTTCTTGGTTACACGAGGAAACTCAAACAGAATTAGATTCATATTATGAAAATATTATTGAATTAAATCATTTGACTTTATATTTGAAATATTTAAATAGTGTAAATGATAATAAAACAGTAAAAGACCTTATTTATGACTTAAAATTCACTCTTAGTGGTAAACAAACGCAATTTACCAATGGTCTTCTTACTGAAGAAGAATATATTAAACAATGTGATGATGCAACAAATAGTATTATAATTAGAATTAAAGATAAATTAAATGAAGAACAAAAGAGAATTTCTGAATGAAGAATTTAGTGACTTAACATTATTATTTGCAGATGATTTGGATGACGCAATTATTGGAATTGCTTATAATAAATCAAGTGGGGAATATGTTGTGGTGTATTCCAGAACTAAATGCATTGATATTTTAATACAAAGAGATAATATGAAATATGAAGAAGCATCAGAATTTTTTGATTTTAATATTGAAGGTGCTTATGTTGGCAAAAAAACACCTATATGGGTTGATGATGAAATGATTGAATGCGATTGTGACAATAAAAAAGGATGCTGTAAATAGCATCCTTTTCATTTATTGTGGATTATCGTGATTCCAATTTTTGTAATCATAAGGATCAATTCCTTTTTTTATTAAATAATTTTTTGTTACAATATTAACTAATTTTGGATCAATTTCCATATTTTTTAAATCAATAAAGAAATAATCATTTTTAAATTGTCTTAATTCCGCCTGATCATAGTCAGGATAATCCCAACCAGTTACAATTAATCCATTTGATTTTAATACTGCAAAATGTGTATATGCTGGATTTGCTTTATTTTTACCCCAATTTGATTCATCTACACTTGTGTATGTATCGGGTGATTTACTAACTAAAGTAATTACTTCATTTTTATCCTGTGATGATAATTCATTCCATCTTTCAATTCCGCCAACATATTCAATTGCATCATCAACAATGTTTCTATTTTGTAAAGCATTTGTTTTTGCAGATACTATTGGGTCAATATAATTATTATTTTGTTCATATTCTTCATTTAATTTAAATGAATTATCAACCTTACCCAATATTTCAAAAAGTCTTTGTTTATTTCCCATTGTTTCAAATTTTATTATAAATAGTTATTAATTTTTTAATTTCCATTAGTTTCACTTAAAAATGGTACAACATCTTCTTTTACAGGAATACCAGTTACTTTTTTCCAATATGTAACGAATCCGCCAATAGTTTTTTTAGTTTCATCAGTAATATTATTGGCACTTTCAACTTCATAATATCTGTTTTTAATACCACTCATATTATATTCAATAATATCTCCCCTATCAATTTCCAAGTTTTTTTCTTCTAGTTCTTTTAAATAAACGCCAAAAGAAATTTTACCAGTATCATCACGAGTAATTCCCCCTTGATTTTGACCATAATATTCTTGTTTACCTTCTTCAACATTAACCATTACACTTATTCGCACTGGTGACATATATCGTTTATCCTTTGCTTTTGCTTGACCATAAAGATTATGTGTTTTAGTTTCAATTATATTAATTTTATGTATAATGACTTCTTGGGCATTATTGGTCTGTAAATAATTTCTCCCATACATAATCTGCAAATCAATAGAGTTTTGCGTTACAAATAAACCGTAACGCTCCTCTTCTAAATCAATTATTTGTTTTTGCTTTTTCATTGCTAATGAAAATAATTTTATTTTTATATAAATACGCTTGTTTTTAAATTAAATAGTATTTATATTTGTTGTAACTAAATAAAAAAATTATGAAAATTTATACCAAAGACAAAACGAGTTATATTAGACTAAGATTAAATATCGATCTGAAAAAGAGATATCTGGAATTTTGTAAAACTAATAGTTATAAAATGTCTGAAAAAATAAGGGAGTTGTTAGAAAATGATATGAAAAATGGAAGAAAATGAGCTGTTAAATTATTTTACAAAAGAGAATAAGTCAGGCTATAGGACAATTGAAAGTAATTTAAAAAAATATAATAATATTTTGCACCAAGATATTATTAATTGGAATATTAATCAAGAAATTTCTTTTAAGGAAAAAATATATAGATATATTTATAAAATTAATGAATTACCCAAATGTAAAATTTGTGGCAAATTAGTGAAATTTACTGATTCGCTAATTTATGGATATCGTGAATATTGCTGTAGAGAATGCTCAGGTAGTTCAATTGAGAGACAAAATAATGCTAAAGAAAGTTACAATAAGAAATATGGGTATGATAATCCATTTAAAGTTCCTGAGATTTTAGAACAAATTAAACAAACAAATATCAATAAATATGGTGTTGAAAATCCTTTTTCATCTGATGAAGTAAAAAAACAAATAAAAAAAACTAATTTAGATAAATATGGTACTGAATATACAACACTTGTCGATAAAGTTAAAGAAAAATCAAAAATAACAGTATTAAAAAAATATAATGTTACACACTTTTCAAAAACAAAAGAATTTAAAATTAAGTTTAAAACAACAACGATTAACAATTTTGGTGTTGATAATCCATTAAAATCAAAAATAATTAAAGAAAAAAGAAAGAAAAATTGTGACAGTAAACTATACTTACGTTTTATTGCTAAAGGATATGAAATCATAAAATTTAATTATACTGATAACACTTTAACAATAAAACATCCTGATGGACATATTTTTATTGAAAATAGATCATTTTTAATTAATAGATTTAATACAAATACTGAATTATCAACAGTTTTACTTCCAAAATATGCTTCAAAGGGCGAAGAATCATTATATGAATATATTTTTTCGTTGCTTGGTGATAATGTGTTACGCAATAAAAGAAAAATCTTAAATGGATTGGAATTGGATATTTATATTAATCCAAATAATCTTGCTTTAGAATATAATGGACTATATTGGCACTCGAATATATATAAAGACAAAAATTATCATATACAAAAATTGGAACAATGTAATAAATTAGGAATTGAGTTAATTCAAATATTTGAAGATGAGTGGGAATATAAACGTGATATTATGAAAAATATTATTAATAATAAATTAGAAATTAATAATAGAATAAATTCTAATGATTGTTTATTATGTGAAATTGATATCGAATCATCCAATAAATTTATTCAAGAAAATTATATATTTTCGACATTTAATGATAATGTTAGATTTGGACTAATACATAACAATGAATTAGTATCTGTTATGTTATTTAAAAAGAATTATGATAATTCTGAATTATTATGTTTTTGTGAAAAATTAAATACACATATAGTTGGTGGTTCTGAAAAAATATTAAAACACTTTATTCATTTATATAAACCTAAGATTATCACGACATTTGTTGATAGACGATTTTCACAAGGAAGTATATATGAATCGTTAGGCTTTTTATTTATCGAAAATACCGAACCAAATTATTATTATTTTGCTCCAAATGAATTAATTAGACAAGCTTCAATTAATTTCTCAAAAGAAATTCTTGTTAAAGAAGGCTTCGATCCAAACAAAACAGAGTTTGAAATCATGGAAGAACGAGGATACCTTAGAATATATGACTGTGGTCATATGAAATTCGAACTTAAATTGGAATAATTGGAAATTTAATTGGCTGAAATCCTCTCTCGATATTAACATTCTGTGCTATTTTAGCCCTTTCCTCTGTTAAATTAACCTGACTTAGTTTTGAAAGCTGATCAATTAAAAGCTTTTCAGTATCTTCTTTTAATTTAGTTCCTTCATCTAATAAATGGCGATAATCCATTGCTAAAACTTTCTCAGTTACTCCAATTTCACCCCCATAAAACCCCCTTATTCCCCCAAGTACCATCTTTATTTTAGCAATAAGAAAATTACGAATTTGCTGGTGTGCAACATCATTCATATTTGACCATTGCAATATTGTTGTTGGTGGATCAGATGGGAGTCTTACAATATCACTATTTTCCTCTAAACACTTATCATGATTTTCTGGATTTGTCTCATAATACCAATACCAAACTTTACGACCAGCATAATGTCTTCCCCATGCATCAGCAATTTCATGTCTACCACCCGGAATTGGATAAAGATGTAACACTTTTTCACCAGTAGCTAAACCAGTTATTCTATATGTTAATATTGATTGAAGCACTCTTTGTTTCATTCTTCTATCCTGTGCTGCTAAAAGTGTTGAATATGTTGGCTGGACATACATACTGGGACGACCTAAATATCCAAATCCAATCATTCCTTGTGCACCCAATGCACTACTCATAGCAAAAGGATCAGAAACACCAGCATCAATTTCTGGCGGTGTTTCCCATAAGACTTCATTAATTTCTCTACCAGCAGGAATAAGGTAGTGCTGCGTGTTTTCTTCTGTAATTATGAAATCACGTTGTAATTCCCATCCACCGTATGCGGGTGAATTAGTACCTAGTCCGACTTGTTTGGAATAAGCATAGGTAAATGATTCCATATAATGATTTGATTTAGTTGTAAACGCTGCAAGAAAATCACCTGTTTCTTTGTGCATTCCTTCTAGTCCAATCCATTGTTGCTGGATCAGCCAATTATTGACAATTGATGAATAGTCTTCAACAACCATTTCTAAGTAAGAGTCCATCATTTCATCCTTTAGTTCAAAAGGTACTAGTGGAAAACCAAGTTCATGTTTAACATGAAGAAAAAGTTTATTTTTATCAACCGTTGTTATTAATGCCATTTTTATATATTATTGTCAAGTATAAATACTTTAATTATAAATAAAAAATTTATACTATAATAGTGTAATTTTTATAAAATATATAGTATTTATATATAAAATATATAACTATGAATACAAATAAAGATGTTTTATTAAAAATTGATTCAAAATTAAAAGAAGATATTAAATTAATTTCAAAAAAAATGGGATTATCTGTTTCTGCATATATTAGAATGAATTTATTTCAATTAGTTGCAGAATATAAGAAAAATCATTTAAATGAAAAAGAAGATAAATAATAATTAACCCACATGACCGAAACTAAAAATCCTAGAAAAAGATACATATATGCTTTTGAATTTATTGATAATCATGCATATGTTGGCTTAACATATAATATAAATAAACGAAAAAATCAACATCTAAATATAATATATAATAATTCGCTAAAAAAATCTGCTGTATTCGATTATATTTGTGAAAGTAATTTAATACCAGAATTTAAAATATTAACCAAAGAACCTATTAATGAATTAGATGCTGTTATTATGGAAAATTATTATATTTCAGAATATAGGAAAAACAATTGGATATTATTAAATAAAATGAAAGGTGGTGGTTTAGGGGGAAATAATATAATTTGGACATATGAAAAATGTAAAAAAGAGGCGTTAAAATACAATACAAGAAGTGAATTTAATTTTAATAACGCTTCTGCATATTGTTCTGCTCTGAAGAATAACTGGTTAAATGATATTTCATCACATATGTTATTAACAATTAGAAAGCCAAAAGGTTATTGGACTAAGGAATTGGTTCATAAAGAAGCATTAAAATATCAACGCAGAAGAGAATTTAAATTAGGTTCTGGCGATGCATATTCGTTTGCTTGGAAAAATGGATTTTTAAATGATGTATGTGAACACATGATATTAATTAAACCAAAGGGTTATTGGACAAAAGATATGTGTACAAAAGAAGCATTAAAATATAATATAAGATTAGATTTCAGTTTAAATTCATCGTCTGCATATTCAATAGCAAATAAAAATAATTGGTTAGATGAAATTTGTCAGCACATGTCATTACTATCTAAGCCAAAATATTATTGGACAAAAGAAAATTGTCAAGAAGAATCATTAAAATATTCAAATAGAACCGACTTTAAAAATAAATCTTGTAGTGCTTATAATGCTGCACATAAAAATATGTGGTTAGATATAATATGCCAACACATGGTTGAAAAGAAAAAACCAAATCGGTATTGGACGTTAGAAAATTGCAAAAGCGAAGCATTAAAATATGATTTTCGTAGTGAATTTAGAAAAAAATCTAATCATGTTTATAATATTTCAAGAGATAGTGGATTTATGGATGAAATATGTTCGCACATGCCAATAAGAAAACAACGTGTGTGGAAAAATATTTAAATTTCATAGAATATTGTTAATTTTTTCATATATTTGCATAATATTAATTATAAAAAAATGGAACGTTGGTTGTTAAAATATCCTGATGATCCTGATACGCCACCTTGGTGGTTATTATTTACTGTATTAACAATATTGTTTTTAATTTTATTATATCATTTTTTATATCATGCATAAAATAGAATACGAAATAGGTTTAAATGAAACAGGAAGACCTAGCATTAAATTACCTGACGATTATGAAGACAAATCTGAAGATAAATTCTTTGCGTTAGAACTAACTAGATATTTTCTTCAATTAGTTTATAATAACGGTCAAAATACAAAATACAATGAAGATACAATGATTGAAATTGATCGTACTATACGTTTATTAGGTCAGATTGGTGATAATATGGCTAATATTATCTGGAATGAAATGAGAACTATGGCTGATCTAGATTTCTTAACTGATAAAAAATATCATATTTGTGTTAATAATATTGAAGAAAGAAATGCATTGGATGAATATTTTGTTAATAATAATAGAATATATAAAAGGCAAGAAGGATTAAAAGTATTGGTTACTTATGAAAGTTTAAATTATTCTATAAATTCTCAAATTTATGTTTTAAAAGACGGAACTACTAATGAAAATTGGAGAAAAGTAGAATGAGTCATAAATTTACAAAAATAAAATACAAAGAAGAGGGCGCATTTGGTTCAACAAAAGAAAGAACTCTTTATTGTCGTCAAAATAAATCTTGTGACATAACTTGTTTTTATAATGATAAAGGTGAATGTATTTTTTGTTTTGAGGATACTTTAGACGATAATATTTTTGAAAAGATGGTAGAGTTGATCAACAACTGGAAAGATAATCCAAATATTGAAACTTGTAGTGTAAATGAATTTGATAAAATAATAAATATTAAATGAAACGAAAACCAAACGGATATTGGACGTTTGAAAAATGTAAAGAAGAAGCGTTGAAATATTATACGAAAAAAGAATTTCATCATAAATCTGGCAGCGCATATGATTCCGCATGTACACATGGATGGCTTGATGAAATACAATCGCATTTAAAAGGAAATAGAAAACCTAATAATTATTGGACTAAAGAAAAATGTAAAGAAGAAGCGTTAAAATATGAAACTCGAAATGAATTTCAAAGAAATTCAAGAAGTGCATATACAGCATCTCGAAGAAATTTTTGGATTGATGAAATATGTATTCATATGAGAGAAAAGGGAACATTACGTAAGAGATATATTTATTCGTTTGAATTTGATGATAATTATGTATATGTTGGATTAACATATAACATTGAAATAAGAAAAAATCTTCACATGGGTTTAAATAAAGCATTAACACAAAGCGAAAAATCTCAAGTTTATTGTCATATGAAAAAAACAGGATTAATACCAAATTTATTTATATTAACAAAAGAACCTATTGATGAAAATTCTGCTGCTGAAATTGAACGATTATATATTAAATATTATAAAGATAATAAATGGATTCTTTTGAATAAAATAGTCGGTGGTGGTTTGGGATATGGTGCAAAAAAATGGACAAAGGAAAAGATTAAAGAAGAAGCATTAAAATATAAAAGCAGATACGAATTTAAGAAAAAATCAGTTGGAGCATATAATGCCGCAGTTAAACTTAGAATTATGAATGATGTGTGTTTACATATGAATACTAAACCTATAACACATTGGACAAAGGAATTGGCACACGAAGAAGCATTAAAATATGATAATACAACCGATTTTTTAAAATATTCATTAAAAGCATATAGTGCAGCACGAAAATATGGATGGCTTAATGAAATTAGAACACATATGAAAATAATAAAATAAATGAATCATAAACCAACGTCTGAACAGGAACGTATCTTTATGTTTATAAAGAAAAGACCTGAAAATGTATTAATTAAAGCCTATGCAGGAACTGGTAAAACATATACTATTGTAGAAGCAGTTAAATTATTACCTAAAGATAAATCAATCATGTTTCTTGCATTTAATAAACATATCCAAGAGGAACTTAAAACAAAACTTCCAGAATATGTCCGTTGCTACACCACATATGGTTTAGGTACAGCAGCAATTAAAAGAAAATATGGTGATAGTATTCAATTTGATGAATTTAAAATAGATAAAATCATTCAGAAGAAAGCAAAGGGTTGGAATTTGAATGAAGAATTTGATGGTGACGAAGAAATATCGATTTATTTAAACCTAGTTAAAAAGTTAGTTAACTTATGTAGGTTAACATTAACTTTAAAGCCAGAATATGTGTCATATATCACAGATCGATATGATATCAATATAACTAAGCCAAAAGATATTAAAAGGGTATTTAAGGTCTTAGATGAAGCCACAAACGATAGAAAATCTTTTGATTATACAGACATGATTTATCTACCTGCTGTTGATAATTCTATTTGGATGTTTCCACAAGATTATGTTTTTATAGATGAAACACAAGACTTAAATAAATGTCAAATTAGAATTGTTGAAAAAATACTTAAAAAGGATAAATTATCAGGTAAATTAACAGGTAGATTAATTTCAGTTGGAGACAAATTTCAAGGTGTTTACGGCTTCAACGGTTCTGATGAAAAATCATTTGAATGGTTTGAAAAATTTCCAAATACCAAAATATTACCATTAACCGTTTCTTTCAGATGTGCAAAAAATATTATATTAAAAGCACAAGAAATTGTACTTGATATTAAAGCATTAGACAATGCTCCAGATGGTGTTGTTAGAGAAGGTGATGTTTTAACCGAAGCACAAAGTGGTGATTTTGTTCTTTGTAGAACAACAATGCCATTAGTTAAATTGTTTTTTGAATTTTTAACACAACATAAAAAAGCAATTATCAAAGGTTCTGATATTGGTGTACATCTAATTGAATTAATTGGTAAAATTAATAATATTGATAAATTAAGAACGTTTTGGGAACACGAATTAGAATCTTTCAGAAAAGATTTAAAATCAAGCGGTGTTTTAAACCCAATCGAACATAGTGGATATTCTGCATTGGAAGATAAAGTAACAACATTATTATTTCTTGCCCGTTTATCCAATAGTATTTCTGATTTAAAATTAAAAATTAAAACAATATTTACTGATGATATTGAAGGTATTTGTTTAAGTACGATACATAAAATTAAAGGGTTAGAGAGCGATAGAGTATTTATTGTAAGACCTGATCTAATGCCATTACCTAATACGAGAAGTTGGCAATTTGTACAGGAAAAGAACTTGGAATATGTTGCTATTACTCGTGCCCGTTTAGAATTAATATATGATAAAAATTGGAGTGATGAATGACGATATAAATGAAATTGGTGAAATAGAATTTCACGATTTAATAGTAAAAATATATTACGATGAGTATCTTGATGATAATGGATGTGCAAACGCTATTTGGAGAATGAGAAATCCAGATAGTTGTTATCAAGGAATTCTATATAAAAATATAACTACAGGTGAAATTACCTATCCTGAAGATGCGGTAATTCCAGAACAAACAACAGAAGATAGAGAAATAATACCAATTGCTGTAATAATTGGTAGTAATATATTAACTAATGAAAATATTGATAATATAAGAATTCATTTAGAAAATGGATATAAAAGGAGAAATAATATAACATGAAAAAAGAAAAAACAATTGAAGAACTCGAACAAGATTTAAAAGAATTAAGAGAAAATAATCAATGGGCTTCAACCCACTATGGTAGTGAACTCTGTGTTGGCGATATGATTCGTCAAGAAATAGAACTAGAAGATCAAATATTTGATCTTAATTATAGAAATGGAATAATAAAACGATGGGAAGAATCTGGTATATTAGATGGATTAAATAATGATTTTGATGATAATATATCATTAGTATTAGGCTTTGATAAAGCAAAAATGGATGTAATTTCATCAGCATCTACATTCATTTTTAATGAAACAAAACAACCCAAAGTAAGATTAAATCAACCATTTATAAATGAAATGAAGAAAAATTTAAAATAAATAATGATGAAAAGTAAATTTAAAAAAGACGTAAAATATAAAGCCAAAGCAACGATTTTTTCACCATATGGCATTATAGAGGAAGGAACAATATTTACAGGTAAAGAATGGCAAGAAATATTGGTTTATGAGGTTGGCAATGACTTTAAAGCATTATTTGAAATTATTGAAGACAAAAATTTCAAATAGAAATTATGAAATGGACTGTTAATATAGAAGGAAAGAATAATCAACGAATATTGGTAAAATTTGAACCCTTAACAGAATCAATTAAATTCGTTGGTCAATATAAACCACATGATAAAGAATGGGTTGATTTTGCAGTAGGTACACACTCAATGGATGTAAATCTTGAAGATATTGTAACATTAATAGAAGAAACATATGATACAATGAAAATAAGGTTAGAAGCCTATAATAATATATCGGAAGGATTTAAACATATTAAAACCATTGAAATTAAAGAAGATAGTGATGATATAGAAAGTGATGATATTTAATTAATGATCATTTAAAAATAAAAAAATCATAATACCAAGGCATTCCCGTTTTCATTTCAATTTGTTTTCTTTTAAATTTTGATTCAATTTTAAAATCAGGATATGTACTAATAATATGTGTGGTTAATGCACCAGATTTATTGATAACATCGGAAAATTGTTTTTCTGTTTTTTTGCATACGGCAAAATTAAAATTTTTTATATTAAAATCGTCAGTTTTTGGTTCTTCTTTTTGTTTAATATACTTATTTAATGTTGAAAAATAAATAAAATATTTTTTAGATAAACTTCTTATTGAAACATTATTATTTAAATATTCATTGTATATATTTAAAAGTTCTTCTTCTGTAAATTCGGTTAATTCTTTATAGTTTATTTGTTTATATTTATTAATATTACTAGATAAAAAATCGTCCTCATAACACCAATAAGAATAATCTTTATTTTTTGAATATCCTAAACATTTTCTTAATAATTGTTGATATGATAAACCATCACTATTAGTTCTACCAGCATCTGCTAATGATTTATATGTTTCTAAAATAATATTCTTTTCTTTATCTATTTTTAAAACAACTTTAGAAATTTTAAGATTTCTTTTATTTACCCAACCATCGTTTTGTTTTCTTCCTTTTCTTTGATCTGATAATTTCTTTTTAGTTTCTGGACTTGCAAGAGAATTTTTACCGCCAGATTCAATATTATATCCGAAATTTCTATTATTTGATTTATATAAATTTATATAAACAATTTCTTTATTATTCAGTTCAATTATATTGTTGGCTGAATCGATGATGCTAAATTCAAAATTTTCTAAACCATACCTATTTATTGCATTATAAAGAACACAGTTTTTCTTGTTTATTACATTTTGGATATGTTCTGATATTCGATCTCTAACTCTAATACTTTGTCCTATATATCGTTTACCATTTATTTTGTTAATAAATAAATAAATATGTCCAAACTCTTTTAATGTTATATCATTTAATATATTGATTTCAATATCATGATTTCTTAATTTTAATGTGTTCATTGCTTATTATATGTCCAAAGAATTCCGTTAATTATTTTATCATTACAACACCACCTACTTATTGTAGATTGATGTACATTCTGAAACTTACTGGCTTCAACTGTTGATTCAAAAATGTTAATTATTTCTTTTGTAATTGAATTTAAACTATATACCTTTTTATTTAAGATTTCTTTTTGTAATTGAGAAAAACCTTGATCAGATTTAGTCTGGCTTATTTTTTTTCGTGTTTTTTCATCACGTGTTTTACCTTGCCAATATTTTGGAGAAATTTTACTTAAATATTTTTTTTCTTCTTCAGTTTTTTCTTTACCATATTTTTTGGCTTCGATACTTCCAGCACTAGCAATTCTATTATTAATCCATTCTTTGCTTTGTTTTATGCCTTTATGTGCTTCTGACATTTTAGTTAATGTTTCTGTACATGGAATTGAATTTTTACCACCCGATTCTATATTATATCCGTATTTTCTATCATTTGATTTATATATGTCAATATAGTAAATTTCTTTTTCATTTAATTCTTCAATAGTTTTTGCTTTGTCAATTATAATAAATTCAAAATTTTCCCATCCATATTTATTAAATGCTTTTAATAAATATGGATTGTTTAATTTATTAGATTTCATATCACGCTTATATTCATTAATTCTTTCATTTAATGATCTTATGGTTTGCCCAATATAAATTTTATTATTTATTTTATTTAACAATTTATAAATTATTCCAAATTCTTTCATATGCTTTATATGTTAATATGCAATATACAATATTATAAAAAGGCTTGCATAATTGCAAGCCTTTTTTATTTATCTATTCAGTTAATTTTACTGTAAGTCACCAATTCCGAATGTCTGTAAACCATCACAGAAGATACGACCATAATAACGGTTAAGTACCATCTTTTTTGCATACCTCGTCATGATTCCACGAATGGGTGTGAAATCAAACGGATTATACATCACGGGGGTCAACTGCATCGGAACGTAGGGAGCGTAAATATACCCAGTTTCCAGAATACTTGTTCCTTTATGTCCGATCAAAACGGTATTAGCAGGTGAATAAGGATCACGGAACACTAAATAACGTCCAGATAAAGTACCGATTTTTTCGATACCCATGTTATATTTATCTTGCTCTGGAGAAGCATTACTAACATGGAAATACTCCAAGTCATCGAATACTGCTGATACTTCAGGAGACACAACAACCCAAGAAGCACCACCACGAAGTGTTGATTTATGAATTTGGGCTGAAATCTGGTTGATCTTTGTGATCAAAGTCTGATTCCAGTCTTTTTGTGTGCCATAATAAGTATTGGCTGTTCTACGAAGACCATTATAGTCCCAACGAGCAGTCCAAGCAGCACCTCTACGTAAGTCACGTAAGATTTCACGGTCAATTTCAGCAGCCATTTGTTCTGATAACAAAGCAGTTAGTTCTGCTTCAGCATCAATATTATGGAAGGCTGATACGTCTTGTGCAAGTTCAGGAGTCCACATTGCTCTCATTTTACGAGTTTCAACAGAAACAGTTACTTGATCCAATTGGAAGGTAACTTCTGCCATTCTTGAATCTTCTTCAAGATCAGAATAGCTTCTGTATTCATAGTAGAAAGCAGGAGTTGTAGATGCGCTTAAAGGTTTATAACCATTAGTTCCAGCATATTGAATATCAACAATTAATACAATATCACCTTGTTTGTTAACAATTGCCTGTCCGTATTTCTGAACTTTCACATTAAAAGGCAGTGAAGTACCAGCAACAAGGTCACCTTCTGAGAATCCAACAGGTGCAACAAAGTTAGCATTTGAAGTAATTTTTAAACTAGCAAGGAATGATTCAGTATCCATTTGAACACCAGCCGGTCCTACTAATTTTCCAGAATCGCTTACCAAGAAGCCATGAATGACAACTTGAACGAATTTATCACCATAAACATATGTACTACCAGTAGTTGTACCAGTATGAACATACATATCGCCTTTTGAACGATCAAATAATGATGAACCTTCTTGAGCATATTCGGTTGCATAGAATGCATCATATAAAGAACGAGTTTCGAACTGTGTTCTTTCGTCAGATGCTTTACTTGCAGCATTTCCATAAGCACCGTTAGGTGAAGTATGTTCGTTACCCGGAGTCAAAGTATTGCTACCATCCAGAACTCTAACACTTGCTTTAGGATTGATGTAGTACAGTTTACCAATAGGTAAGTTAAGTGCCTGTACGGACACGATATCATTTGCCAATAATTTGGCAAATACCCTACGAATGACAGGAAACGCAACCGTCTCAAACTGTCCACTATTTGACGAATCGGAAGATTCGTTGATCATGTGAGATAACTGATTTTCGAACAACTGTGCGCAGTTTTCTTTTACGTTACCTTCTAATCCCTCTAACAAACCGATTTTTTCCCAACGGTTTGTGGTAATTTCTCTTTGTTCACGAAGTTGTTTCAAACCAATGTTGCCAACTTCAGCACTTTCCATTAAAAATCCCATTTTATTAAATTTTTATTTTTATTAAATTATTTTTTACCTCTATTTTCCACGTAATTGATTAACCTTTTCATATTTTGAATATGTTTATCATTTGCGTATGCTGTTTTTTCAACAACTTCATCAAGTCTCTGTTTAGAAGAAGGTTGTATCGAGGTAGATACTTTTTTCTCTAAACTTTCTGAGATTGTTTTTTTACTTTCTTTCATTTCTGTTAAGAAGGTTTTATATTTATCTTGAGACTCGGAAATACTATTAACTTTTTTAAATTCGTTAATAATCTTAATTTTATCGTCATGAGTCAAGGCTAAACTTTCATTTACCAATAAATTATTAACATGTGCTAAATTGGTATTGAAAACTGCCATTTCTTTCAATTGATTGCGATACTTTTCTAATGCAGTTTTATAATTTTCAATTAAAGTACTTGCAGATTGTTTGTATTTTTTGGTTTCATTTAATTTTTTTGTCAATTTTTTATTTTCCCCAATTAAACTACCCATTTTTACATCAGATTCGTTAAATTTACTAAAACGTCTTCTGCTTTGTTCGCCAGTACTTAAATATTCAGGGCGTGGATTAAGACTTGACTTAACAGTACCTGCTGAATGAGAAACACCATGTGCTTCTTGCACGGTTTCTTCTTCAGGTTGATAATTTTCTTCTTCGGGTCGATAACTTTCTTCTTCAGGAGCACTACCCAAAATTGAATTAATATCTTCGTCAGTAATTCCACTTTCTTCTTCAGGTTGATAACCTTCTTCTTCTTCTTCAGGTTGATAACCTTCTTCTTCTTCTGCACCAGAACCACCCATAGTTTTAATCATTTCATCGATGTCTTTTCTCATACTAACTAGTTTAGAGAATGCATCACCACCTTGGTGAATTGGTGAACCAAGTTTACCACCAAGTTGAGGACGAGGATAAGTTCCTTTATCATCAAATTCTTCCATTTTTGATATTTCATCATCAATTTCATTCATTGTAATAATTTCATCATTATCATCAGCACCATCGATTGCAGAACCAACACTACTTGTATCAAGTTCTGATATGTCAAATTCTTCTTTAAGATTTGAAATTGGCTGTTGTTTTTTACCGACATTAGAATTAAACGCAATACCTTTAGCAGAACCCTTTTCTTTGTTAGGAGTATCACTTTCGATATCACCAACAAAACTTTTATCACGTTCTTCTTCAATTTTTTGTGAATTCTTTTTATGGGTAAAAGGATCACTTTTTCCAACAGTATTAGTAATTTTTACATCTTCTTCCACACTTTTAGGTTTTTGTTCAAAGGGTTTCCCTTTACCAACTGTGTTTGTAACCTTTACGGTTTCTTTTACTTGATTGTTCATATCAGATTCTTTTTTAGATTTATTCTCATCTGATTCCTCAGATTCTTCTGCATCGTCTATTTTTTTATAAGACTCTTTTGCTTTTTTATTTTTATTTATTTCTTCTTTTAATAACAGGTTAAAGTTTTCTGGATATTCTTCTGCAAGTCTTTTTTTTGCATTAATTTCCGCAGCATCCCTAATTGTTTTAAAATCAGTTATGGCTTCTTTAACTATCGATGATTTATTATCGTCTTTCATTTTTTATAAAATATGGTATTCTATACTATAATTTTTCTATAAATACGTGATTAATATAAAAAAGTATCAAATATTTATTAATTTCTTGTTTTTATTAATAATTTTTATTATAATAAAAATTTATTTGTTGCATTAATTATCTTCTTTTCCATTTCATTTAGATAAATTCCATTCTTATTTACATAGGTTTCATCAAAACTCATATCACCAGATTTAGATGGAAATAAAAACGCACCCGGAGTACTTGGTGTTGCAACTAAGTCAAAACCAATTAGTTCAAAGTCATTTTGAACTAAATTTTCTCCATTAATTTCTTTTAACGTACCAACACCACGAGATGATATCCCTAATTTTATTTTATTTTGTATATAAAGAACAATTTTATCTCCCATAACAGAAGCAACACCATAACGAATATAACCGGGACTAACAATTATTTTTAATTGTCCATATAAAACATTTTCATGATCACCAGTTCCCCACCACATTTTAGTAATCATATGGGAAATATTTTGAAGGGAAATAATAGATGAGTCAGGATGGTCCGACTCTGATACAGCACAATTAGTATCAACTAATTTTTGATATTCCATCACTTGAGGAACTAAAACGTCTTTAGGATAAATTCTTCCATTTTTATTTTTAACCCCCCATTTTTGTAATATACAATTAACTAAAACAGGTTCATTTGGCTTAATTTCAAATGCTTCATTAAGAAATTTAGGATTTAAATCGCTATTTATATATCCTGCATCACTTTCATACAGCATTCCAAATCCACATTCGCCAGCCTTTAATATCTTACTCATATATAATAATCTTTAATATAAATACTTTACTTTTTATGTTTATTATATTGTATCAATTTCTTATTTGTTTTTCCTTCTTCGATAAGGCAATTTTCTATAAAAATTTGTGCTTCTGCTTTTTTTACTGCTTCTGTGAGCAATAAATTAATTTCTTTAAGTTTTTCTATCTTTGTTTGCATATTAGAAATAATTAAGTAGTTGTTATTTTTTCTACTTTATCTTGAATTTCTTGAAGTTTTTTTAATATTTTATCTGAATCAAATTTGCATAGTTTTTCGCTTACATCTAATAAGTTTGAAACTCCATTTAAAACATGTAATGTTTCTTTTTCAGATTCCATCCATTGTCTTGTTCTTTCATCTTCACGTCTAAGTAATTCAATTCTCATTCTCTCCAATGATTTTTCATATTCATTAATATCAATATTATGATTAGCTTGTAATTTTTTCTTTTTTTTATTTGATATGTATATAAATAAAAAGAATATGATTGTTTCTATAATAAACAAATAAAAAAATATATTATTTGCTATGTTATTAGTCAATTGAAATAATTCATGTGTTGGCATCATTTTTGTTTATAATAAATAGTTAAAAATTCCAATAAATTTTACATTTTTAAAAATTAATACTTTAGTATTTATCATAAAATACAATAAAAATGGCAGTTGATTATCTAAATGATCCTAATAGTGTTAACATAAATGAAAATCTAATTAATGCAATTCCTGAATATCAGGATATGCATATTTTTGCCGAATTAACGGCAACAGCAAGAGGAAGAAGTGTAATTGTAATGGGGAAAGGACTATCAAGTACAACAAAATCGGTAAATGTTAATTTTATTGGAAACAATCAAAACATAGATAGTCCTAATTATTTGAATTTCACTACTAATTATTATGATGGCAGTACTGCTGGTAATGAAACACAATATGAATCCTTCGGTATTTCTAATATTAAAGTCACCATAAATTCATCCTATGTACCACAAGTAAATATAACCTTTGTTGACATAAGAGGACTATCATTTTTCAATCAAGAAAATTCTCCATATAGAATATTGTTTGATTTTCCACCACCAATTTTTAATTTAAAAATTAGGGGTTATTATGGAAAGACATTGGAATATAAATTACATCTAGTTAAATATACATCGGAATTTAAATCAGAAAATGGTAATTTTGTAATCGATGCTCATTTTGTGGCAATTACTTTTGCACCATTAAGTGATGTTTTATTTAGATATGTTGTTAATTTTCCATTAATGGATAAAAATGCACCAGCAATAAGTTCAGATACAAGTATAGAACCTGTAAATACTTATGATTTAATATTAAAACTTAAAAATCTATATTCAGCCGTTAATTCAAAAATTAAAACAGATATAGATTCACAAAATTATGATAGAATAATAAAACAACTTACAGCAAATTCGGATGCAATATTTGCCTTATCAAGTTTTAGATCAGTATTGGGTGGACAGGGAACACCTTTTATGTTCATTTATGACGGCAATATACCCAACACCACACCCAACACCACATCAATAATTCCATTATCACCATTTAACGAATTAAATGAGTATGATGAAAAACTAAAAGCATCTAATAAATTTTCAAATCCATTTGGATTATTCGTTGGTTGGAAATCTAATTATTTAGATTCTACAGTAAAAGATGAAGTTTTACTCAATTATAGAAAACAATTATTATTATCGGTAAATGCAAGAATTGGGACAAACGGTAGTATTATTGATTCTGATATATCATTACCCGAATATTTACCCGATGTGTTTGATCTGGAAACAAATCAAACAATTACGTTTCCAATAAAAACAACATATAGTGTTATTGATATAACTAATTATTATAATAAATTATATCAAGCAAAAAGTAGTCTCGAAGACATGAAAAAATCATTAGCAAATATAATTAATACAAAAATTAATAACGCAATTGAAGGTTATCTTGGAATGCGACCCACAATATATAACATATTTAAAATTATACTAAATGATGTGGATAAATTTTTTGATGTACTAAGAACATGTTCAAATAATGCAGAATATCATCATAATATTCAACCAAACAGAAATATTATTGCTAATAATAATCTTCAAGATTCAGGAATAAATGATAATGAAAAAATTTATTCATTTCCTTTAATAATTAAGTCAGTATATAATAATTGTAATAAAACTGAAACTAGAACTTCGCCTAAAGAAATAAATGATAAATTACCAGCATCAAGTCCTTTTCCTGAATTATCATTGATAAATGATTTTATTAATACCTTTTCCAAACAAAAAGATATTGCTGAAGATATAACAAGAAAACAGCAAAAAGGAGATAATAATGTAAATTCATGGTTTCCAATATCACCATTAGATACTGCAACATTTGGAACAAATATTAGTTCACCATATCTTCATATAATTCCAAATGGTAATGGTGTAAATACCAATTCCGATATAATTATTGATCAAATATTAAATATATTATTAGAAAGATTTTATATACTTTCTCAAAATTCATTATCAAAAGATTTTTATGGAAATAAAGTATATTCCGATTTATATTCAAAATCAGAAGCGTATAATTTAGTATTGTCAATTAATAATTCAATGCTTTCATCTAATTTAAAAACATTCGCTACAAATTATAGCGATCCCACTAATTTATATAATTATCTTAAAACCAGTAAAAGTAGTGATCTAAAAGCAACGTATGATTTTTTAAATGATAATACAATTGATAGAAACCAAATTGATGGAATTTACGTTGATAAAACTAACGATAATTTTTCTGGCGTTATTATCTATGACGGAGAAATTGCATTACAACAAACAACAAGAAGTGGTAGTACATTAACAGATCAATTTACTAATGAGGTACATACTGGTTTTCTAAAAAGTTTAATTATGTTCGGTCCCACAAAAGAAGAGTCATTTTCATTTACAGATGAAAACTTATATTATATTAATGATATAAGTAATGGTGAAGCATCAAAAGGGATTAATTTTGAAACGAGACAGATTGATAATATTATTTGGACAAGTTTTCCAAATAATTTAATTGATAACTTAACATTATATGGTAATAATTATTTTGATGCTAACATAAAAAATATTACAATAAAATATGAATCAAATAATATTGTACATAATAATGATGTGTATAATTGGACATATACATTAACCAATAATGATGATTTAATTAAAGATGATGTTATTTTAAATTATAGTGATTTGAGCGCAATAATATTATTATCAAATTTTGGAAGTACAATAAGTCCTTTTAATAAATATCCAAATCATTTAAATTTAAATATTTTTAGTATTCCTGCTGCGGTGGAAGTTCCTCGTTTTTTACCGTTATATATTGGCTCATTGGTAGATGCTGATAGTAATGGAATGGTTGATCAATTAAAAACATTTTTTTATAATGCTGGTAAAAACCTAAATAATAACGGATTTTTTATTTTTGCTGATATATACGATATTAATAATAATTTGTCCAAAAAAGATAAACAAATGTTTAAATCCCTATTTCGTAATTTTATGGATAATAGTACTTCGGAATTTGTATCAATTCATAACGATTTAAAAAACCTTTATATTGCAATAGGTAAAGATGTGGCAAATGGTATAAAAAAATTTGATGCATATTCATCATATTTAAATCCCAATTTTAAAAAGAATATATCAAATAAATCATCAGACACAGATTTTTTTGAAACAATATTAAAACCATTGTTAATAAAAACACATATGATTGTATTTAGCCAAACAACATTTAATATTGATATACCATTAACACCACCATCAGCTACATATATATGTCTTGCTGAAGGAAATAACAATACAAATAAGAAAATAATAAACGATAGTTATTTTAAAAATTTTTTAACAACACTAAATAAAAAATTAATTGATAAAGAAGAACAAACACGAAAAAAAGAAGAAGAACAGAAAAAATTAACAGGAGATGAAGACGTTTTAACACAAACATATTATTCGTTTAAAAACATTAACGATAAATGGTTATGTGATCCAGAAGAAAGTAAAAACGGATATCCATATAATAATGAAAAACAATTTAACAACGGAAAAAATAGTTTAATTGATTCATTTGTATTTGTGGATAGAGCAATGAACCCAATAGGAAATACAATAATTAATCCACAAATGTTAATTGATATGTTTGATGATACTAATATTTCAATATTCACAGTACTTTCACAATTATTATCTGTTAATGGTTTTGAGTTTTTTCCTTTACAAAATTTTATGACAAATAGTAATGATAGTTGGAAAGATAGTTTTAAAATTGACCCGATTGGAAGTATTAGTAAAAGAATTGCATTTGTATGCATGTATATTGGTGGTAGTTCTAGTTATCCCACAAATTTATCAAATGAATTTAAAAATGATGGAATTGTAAATATTGGCACAACAGATGCAACAGATTTCAGAACAGATAATAATCCAAACAATAAATGTAATCCAGTTTCTACCGATGATGCACAAGTTGAAAGAATTGGAAATAATTTTCCTTGGAGTCATGTACGTGCATTCAAAGTAATGTTTGGACAACAAAACCAATCCATGTTTACTGAAATGAAAATTGAATCGAAAGAATATCCAGAAACAAATGAATCTATAAAAATTCTTGCTATGTTGGCTGGTGATGAAAAAAATACAGAACCAATACCTAAAGGTCAAAATTTATATAATTTATATGAAAATCGTGCATATCGTGCAACAATTACTGGTCTTGGAAACGCAATGATTCAACCAACACAATATTTTCAATTAGATAATGTACCAATATATAATGGAGCATATGTTATATTATCGGTTGAACACGATATTACAGCGAATAAAATGTCAACATCATTTTCTGGCACAAAAATATTACGATACCCAATTCCTAGAGTTTTAAATCCTGCTGCCATAATGGGATTTGAAGGCGGAAGTTCTGAAGCTACAAGCATTGCATCAAGTAGTGCAGGCGAAATAACAGCAGCATTTAATACGGAAAATTTAGGAAATGAATACGATATGGCAAAATATAATTCAATGTATAAAATAAGAATTCAATAATATGTCAATACCACAATTTAAATTAACAGTACAAGGAGAAAACTTTATTAAAAGCATCTGTAGTGGTAATGGAAACTCATTACTTGTTGGAACAAACAATAAACCATTTCCATATTGTGATCCTGAAATAACTGTTGATAAAATATGGACATCATTTTCTGGTATTAATGGGGATATTAAAACCAATGAACAATTGGGTCTTTCATTAATTAAATGGTATAACGAATATAGTGATCTATGTAAAATTGATGCTAATTTTTTAGCAGCACAAACATTTATAGAATCGGGATATAAAGTTTGGAATTATTCAAATACAGGCTCAATGGGAATTGGTCAATTTACTCCAGCAACTATTTTTGATGTTATAATTAAATCTAATTCAACAATGGATAATTTATCTAAAATTATTATGACAGCAGATGAAAGAGATTATATCACATATGGTATACCAACAAATATAATAAATGATGTAAATAATTTTACATCATGGAAAAGATTAGCACCATATAGAGAACAATTATTCCAAAATATTGTCGATGCTCCTAGAATTATAGTTAAAATGCAATTTAGATACATGAAATATATTGCCAATCTATATTCAAAATATCCAAACAATTCATTAGCAAGTCATGTATTATTTGGTTATAATAGAGGATATGGTTATATTAAAAAATCATATTCAGGATCAATTGAATATGCAAAAATTCATGGAAAAATTGATGAAAAAGGAAATTCATATGAAAAAGAAGGAATTAAATACGTATATAAAATATTTGATACATTATATAAAAATTTTGGATATACCGAATTAAATATGAATATCCCTACAAGTAATTTTGATTCAACAACAGCAAATATAGACGATCCTGTTTAAACTATAAAACATCTCTTTTCAGTTCATAGAGGCTAATAATATCATCGTCAATCTTGGTTTTATTGTATTTCATTTCCTTAATCTTCTGCATTGCCTTGGCAATATTATCTTTTATGCCGTCCTTATTAATACTTTCCAATAGTTGAAGATTTTCATTTTTATAATTTTCAAGCAATTCTTGTTTTTCATTATCATTTAATTCAATTAAATTCTGAAATAAATTTCTATCGTCTTCATTCATTGAACCGTATTTTTCGTTAAACTTATCAACAGCAATTTCGATAACTTCTTCATTAAGATCATTTAAATCAATATCAATATTTTCATTTAATGAATTTTCTTTGGATTCTTTAATATGATTTAAAACAAATGAAAATGCTTCATGAATATTATTAACATCAATTTTATCATAGTCATTAAGTGATTCTTTAATTAACGTGTCTATTGCATTGAATAATAGTATTTTATTGTTATCAATAATTTTTGGTTCTTCATTAAGAAAGGTGTTTAATTTTTCACGCTCATCGTCAATTTCTTTTATCGTATAAATTTCAAATAACTTAATGTTACTATCAATGTAACGTGATGCTATTAATTCGTTTTCAATATGTTTATTTTCAAGATTATTAAAGACTTCGAATTCAAGTCGTAGTATTGGAGAATTTTTTACTATATTTAAAAATTTGGTTGTTAATTCTTGTGATTCTTCATTTAAATTATTATTTAAATAAAAATCCTTTAATTTATTTGAAACAATTAAATTAGCAATTCCTATGTTGACATTTTTCATATTAACTAAAATTTAATATAAATACTGTTAATAACAATAAATGAATCAATCTTTACAATAAATTAAACTTTTACGGTAACTCAATATCTTCAATGTCTTCAAAATAAACATCTTCTGCTTCAGTTACATTTATCTTTTTATTAATACTGCCATTATTTTTCAATAATAAATCAATTTCGTTGATCATTGTTAATGCCTTAGTATTAAGTTTATCATTAATTTCATTATTTTCACTAATGACTTTATTTTTATTTTCTTCTTTTTCACGTTTTGTTGCTGAACCATTACCTAGAACCATTTTTTCAACATATTCGTTGAATTCTTCAGTTGTTAATCTTTTGGATTCAGCCAATGGTGGCATTCCGCCACCCATTGCTCCACCGCCACCTGCTGGTGCTCCACCACCGCCTACTGGTGGCATAGGTGCTCCACCGCCTACTGGTGGCATAGGTGTTCCACCGCCTACTGGTGGCATTCCACCGCCTGCTGGTGCGCCTGTAGGTGGCATACCTTGTTCAGTTCCACCACTTGTGCCAATTAACCCCATTTCAGGTTCACCAAATCTTTTATCAATATCAGTAAATAAACCACTTTTCTTAATAGTAACTGGAGCATCTGCGAGTTCTTGCATAACAACTTTTTCCATTTTTTGTTGTTTCAAATCTTCAACAATTTCACGATCACTCATATTCCAGAGTTTTCTTTTTGCTTCTGTATGTGACATTGCTGCAATTCCATTTTCTCCACGAGTTAATTCTGTATAAGTTTGTGCCTTATCTCTCATTAACTCTGATTTTAATAATTCCTGTTGCGTTGAAGGATTGGTTAATGTTAATTCAAAATTACTAAAATCTTCTTCGTCATACCCTAAAAGATATAAATGAATCATAGCCATTTTATTTAACTCTTGAATCATCGCCTGTTGAATACGACTAATCTTTTTAGAAAAACGAATATCATATTGTGCCATGTTTTTACCAGCACCTGCAGCATCTTGAAAACTTAAAAATGGCTTTGGTACACCTAAACCAACAAATAAATTATCTCTAAGATATTCAATATCAGCAATATCGTTTAAATTTTGTGCTCCCGGTAATGTCTCAATTCCTGTTTGTGTATTGGCATTCTTAACTGGTAAAAAATAATCTTCATCATTTCCCAAGATATTGAAACGATAATCAATTTGTCCATCATTTGGGGCAATTTGTGCAGTTTTTTTAAATTTAGTTGCAACTTTATAGATATATTCTTCAATATCATCTTCATCAAGATTTCCAACATCAATTTTAAATACTTTTTTCTCTCCTGCACGAATAATTCTATATGTTAACATTGCATCTTCTGCCATTACCAATTGTCTGAAAACCCTACGAACTTTATTTAAAACAGAATTATGTACTACTATATTATTTGCATAAAAATTATGATTCTCATTATCAACATGAATGTCATAAACAGGTAATATTTCATCTAATTCAATTGATTTAATCTTTTCAATAATAAAATTATCATTAATTTTTCCATCAATTAAATCACATTTATTTTGTTTTAAATTTGATTGATAATAGTACATAACGTATGAGTCTGCAATATTTTTCACTTCAATTCCTTTAATAAAAGTAGGGCGTTCTCTTTTTTTTCTTTTATTAATTCCCCCACTTTTCCATCCAATAGATTGAATTAATGTTTTTAAATCATTTAATAGTTCGAAATTAGAAATTTCTATTTGATATTTAATACAATTCCATTTATCGATACTAACTGTTCCATCTGCGTCAGTAAATCCCTCAAGAAATGCCTTTTTTATTTCGTTTGATGCCGAATAAACCCACTCAGGAATTCTTTTTGTAGTAGCTTTTCCAACAAAACCCATATTAACAAATGCTTCGGCAAATGTTTTACTATTTATTACTGCACTTGCAATACCATTAGCATATTTATTATTTTTTCTTAAATATATTTTTTTGTTGGATAATTTTTCCATTAAATCAATATATTTTTTATTATCACTTTCGTTTTTACCATAGGCAAATGATACCATTGATGGTCTATCAACACGAATAGTGCCATCTCCCAATAAAAACCCAAATAATTTAGCAAAATCCTCATTAATAAATTCTGGAATAGAGTCAATATTTTCTAAATGTTTATTATATATTCTCCCATTAAATTCCTTTACGTCATTATTTTTGTTAATACGTACATCTTCATCAAACATATCAAAAGAATTGGTAACTAAACCATCACCAATATTTAATTCCGAAACTAATTTATATTTAAATGACTTGTCATTATAGTCGTAAATTAAAAATTTATGGTTATCGGTTGCTTTAACAAAATTATGTTGTGTTGATATTTTATATGTTTGTTTTTCCCCATTACAAACAACGTCTAAAACTTTTGTAATAATTTTTTCTTGGAACTCAACGTCAAACGAATAAATTAAATCTCCCGTTTTAATGTCTTGAATATCACTATACCCATTTTCGGTCAATATTTTAGTTGATTTTGCAATACAAGAACCGTAGGGTAAATATTTATCATCTCCTAATAATCTAAAGTGTGCAATTTCAAATGTATTAAATTCATCACCTGTCATTCTTTCTTTAAATCTAATCAATGGCTGACCATTTTGGATTCTTTCAAATCTTTCTATTTCATAATTAACCAATTGTTTAACATGTGTAATTCCTTTTCTTCTTTCACCATAAAGAAGCAAAAAATCGTCACCATATTTCACCGTGTTACGAACCCAAAAAGGTAAGTTAACGTTTATGTTAACGGTATTATAAAAAAATTCTTCCAATAAAGATTTTATTCTTTCTTTATTGGAATATATGTTAAGCATTTTTCCATTCATTCCTATTGTCGTGGCTTCTTCCATAAATAAATCTAAAGCAGATGATATAATTGGATAGTACTCCATCCCTTCATAGTCAATATATGCAGGCAGTCTCGCTGCCTCATATTGTAACGCCTTTTGGAAACCCCTATCAGTCGTTCTGAAAAACTTATTTTGTAATTCCCTTTTTTGTTCTATTTCAAGTCCTTTTTTATGAATTTCTTCAGGACTATTTCCTTTGATAATAATTTTAGATTCTTTTGAAGGTGTTGATTGGGATGTAGTAGGTTGGGCATCTTGATAAGCAAAACCATCCAAATTTAGTAATCCGTTTATTTGTTGGTATATTGTACCCTTTTTTTCTTGATCTGCCATTTTATAAAATTTTATAATTTATTATAAATACTTTAATTTTTTTGAAAAGTTTAATATTTATAGATATAAATAGTATTTTTTTGTATTTTTGTATTATGAA